TTCTCCAATTCCGTCTAGTTGAACCCCTCTAGCAGTATTCAGCCATCTTTCATTTAGCAGTTGAAGGCGTGACGTTTCAAGCTCTTCAAATTCAGTCAGGAAAGTTGAAATATAAGCCTTGAATTTGTCACTATCTTTGTACTGATAAGCAAGCCGCCCCAGCCCTTTATCTATTACATCACTCATTATATTATACTGATATCTGCTATGTTATAGCGCGAAATTTCATTGTAAGCAATTGTTATGTTTGCAGTTTCAACCACTGGTGCACCTGTTTTATTCATCGTCAGAATTATTCCAATTATTCCGGGAACAGAGTTTATCGGGGTATAAAAAGCGGATAAAATCACGTCATTATAAATTCCAAAATTCGCCTCTCCATAGGCGACAATAGCCGCTTTTATTTGTGCGTCTCCGTCGCCGGGATAATCAGAATTTGTTGTTATATCAACTTTGAAATAAATATCAATATCCGCCGCTCTGGAATAATTAACAGTCTGAGAAAACCCTTGTCCGTCTGTTATAACCTCCGATAACCCCCCGAAACTATCAATACCCTGGGGAGTGTTTGACCAAACAACCCCCGCTATTTCTGCCGCTGCGCCGCCGATTGCCACAGCCGCAAATGTATGTGGATCAAGTCCATTTGCGTCTACTATGTCTGTTTTATTGTCAATGACAATAGCAGACGTAACGTCATCTAAATTATTCAATTGAGCTGCGCAGGCATCCGCTAAATTATTACCTCCTGCGGCGGTAGAAGCTTCCCTGCGAATCCTCAGCTCAGGGTCAGTTTCTTCAAGTCTTCCGGGATTCGCATCCGCTGCATTTGTGATTGCCGTCCAGCCGAAAATTGGGGTCTCAATATTTACTAATGTTCCCGCTACTGCTTCAATCGCTCCTTCATCTACACTTGCCATCGCAACGTCAATAAACCCCGCTGCTGGGATTATCACAGTGTCAAGAGTCTCAAAAACCTCTTCTGTTCCTGTGACAGAAGCGAGACTCCCTGCTGGAATACTCAAACCTGCTGTTCCTGTGACTGTGGCTGTAACAGTTGAATTGTCCCCGCTGTCACGGTTTATTCCGTTTAATTGAACGACATTTGACAACTGAACACCTTGAGCGGTAGAAGGATACATTGCATAATAAATGTTCTCCTGTCCCTCCCATTGATCAGAAATTGCTTCTGCTATGATCCCATTCAGTTGACCGAAACGGCTTTCAGGGTCGAGGTTTATGTTATCCCCGAAAATAAGTTTTTGAGCTGCTTCAGGGCCACTTAAAATATCAATCAGTCTTTTCCGCTCGAAGCCTTGTGCTGTTAGTCCACTCATATTATAATTGTGCTTGTTGAAGTGCCGTTGTTGACTGAAAATTCAACTAAAATGCTACGCTCGTTTGGAGTAATGACCAAAGAGTCAATCTTTTCAACTCCTTCTGTGTCCGTAATAACTTGCTGGAACAGACTGTAAACATCGTCAATTGACGTTCCTGCTTCAAAAATTAGTTGAGGGTAAGGAAGTCCCGCTGTATTATCCAGAAACCATTCCCCTAATATGAATTGTAGCCGTGATTCTAAACGTTGAACAACCTCATTATCGTCGTTAGTAAAAGCAATATCCGCTCCTTCAAGGCTCATATCATACCCAGAATCAAAATAAAAATCGGTCATGGCAATTTCACTGTTAGAACCTGAGACGTTGTTATATCTAAAATTTGTGGAATAGGTGCGTAAGGATTAACTGGATTTGGCAGTGTTCCAGCCTGAATTCGCCCAAACTCAGTATTTAAAGTTGCCATAAAAGAATCTATTAAGCCTTTTAGTACTGTAAATTTAACTGCAAAATCCGCACCTGAGTTTAAAGCAATTTCAGTAGCATCAAGATTTAAACTCGCATTTCCTTCAATCGAGACCACACCGGCCGGTGTAATAACAATTGACCCTGTCCCAACGTTTAAGCGTATTTCAAGATTAGACGCATTAAAATTTGGAATCACGTCTTTTTGGGAGTACATCATTGGAAAGGCGAAAGCATCACTTAAATCATGCTTGCGGAAGTCAAAAGGGTTCTGAATCCCGCCATATTCCAGCCATGTATCAATAGACCTTTCCGCGAAAATAACAAGAACCTCATCTCCGGTGGTAATAGGAAAAGTAATAGAAAAATCAGCGGATTTCTGGAATCTTACAGGAACATTTGTCAAAAGCGGAAGATTTACAACCTCTTCTTCTGTTTTTCTTTTGATTGTCGGTTGTATATCCGCTAATTGAGTTGCTGGATCAAAAGAGTCTACTACGCCGGGTAAGCATGTATGCAGTCTTTTTAAAGCGGAATCTATCCCTTCTTCCACAACCAATTCGATTGAATCGTTCTGTTTAAAGTCTTCACCAGTCATTAAAAATTTCTCCCGAAGAAATGCGTGTGCCAAGGGTTTGCATGAGTGTCCCCGGTGTGAATCAATTTATCTATTCTATAAATACCCTGATTTTTGACAGGCGGAATTTTCCGAAAAAACAGGTTTCCAATATTAATTTTTTGGGTTACAGCTTCTATTTTAAACCTCCGTGCCAATTTCGCTTGAGGGTACAAGTATGTTTTAACATTTACTCCTGTTTCTGTCCTCTCAGGCGAATCAATCATCTGCGGAATAGATGCCTGATTGATAATTATGACCGGTAAATCCAGAAGAGGCTTATCTTTTTCAGTTGTTTCAATGAGTCCATCATTGATTGAATAGTCAAAGCCTCAATCTTTCGCAAGTTGATTGAGAAATTTTTTAATATCTCCCGCCAGCATTAATTTTCTTAAAAGTGATTTTTTTCCGGTTAAACAACTTGCAAGGCCTTCTGTTATTCCTTTTGTTACCCCTTCCATTTGTCCAATCAGCTCGTCAAAAATCTGTTCGGAAGCGAGACCGGCTGGAAGTGATTTATTAATAGTGCTGTCATTTATACCCTTTTCAGAGTCAGCAGAAAATATTTTTGTCTGCCAATCCGGTTTTATATATTCATGTACGACATTTGTTGTTTGCCCTGTAAACAAAGAAAATATCCCCTCGTCTTCATAACCGGCTTTTAATTCGATTTCAATATTTCTTTCTTCAATTTGATCTCTGTGGTTACTATCTAAATTGTATATAGTGATTTCCGCAAGGTTTGGATACCCAACAAGACTTTTTTCAACTTTAAACTTTACCCTGAGGTCTTCTACTGAAAAAGTTGGAGCTGAAAATTTAATTGAGCGGTTAAACATCTTTCTTCTGTTACTTTAAAAAATAATCAGATTAATTTAATCTTTTTACTTGACTAAATAAGATTAATTTAGTCTAATAGTATTCAACAAGTCGTAATAATACGACAACTTAAAAAACCCGAAAGGAGCAAAAAATGAAAATCAACAAATCAGAATTAATGAAAACAGCTTGGAATATCGCAAAAGCAGCCGCCGTAAAATTTAACGATTCTGCAAAAGCCTTTTTTAGTGAAGCTTTAAAAATAAGCTGGAAGTCTTTAAAAGGGAACGCTTTAGTAGTTAATGTTGTCGACGCTTTAAAAAAAATCGGCAAAGAATGGAAACAAGGTGATCATCACCGAATCTATTTAAATGATTTAAGTAAATTTATCGGAAATGCTGAATTTACTTATAAAGAAAAGAGAAATCTTAGTGGATGCTCTGCTTATTATAATGTCAAAAATGAAAATTGGTATGTCGACGATATTGCAAATGAATATTGGGATGTCATCATAGCTCAAATTAAAAGAACCGCAATGATTTAAAAAATTCAGCTTGGCTGATTTGATTATCAAATTGATTCAAACTTTTTCCGTAACCTCGAAAACAAAATCAGTCAAATTATTCCGGCTTGGATCAGCCAATAAATTTTCGCTTTTCAAGTCAAAAAGAACTTGCGGATATTGAGTTAAAAGGAAAATCCCGCTTACCAGTTTTACACCTGAAACAAGTGTATTGTTGCTTTCATCATTTATATCCAGAGTCCAATCAGCTCGTCAAAAATCT